GTACAATCGTAGAAGTGAGCCATCCTCACATTAAGGACGGCTCACCACACGATGTCAACAATTATTATATTATTATGATTTATAAATCCTCATCCGTAATATGATGGGTGAGGTTAAAGTAATTTACGAACTCATCTATCTTTGCCATATACAATTCAGCATAAGCTAGGTGCTTGTGTATGTTATCATTGATTGATTCCCACATTAAATAGATGTCCCCGTTTGTATTCACTCCCCAATGTAGAGTAGGTATCTCTGCACCAAGGTAGCGTAGGTCATCTATGTATAGTTCAAACATTTGTTCTTTCTTTTCTATTGATGTCATTGTAATTTACTTTCTTTATTTGGTTCTGTATAATATTCTATATTTGGTTTCTCATCGTGAATCTCTTCGCTGACGGAGTCCCAAGTGGACTCAATCCACTCACCATCCTCTATGGTGTAGTAAGTATCACCATCCTCGAAAGGATATTGTATCTCGCAATAATCATCGATGAATTCTTTATCCATTTCGTGTATATCAAAGACTGATTCTCCATCTTGCCACACCTCGTAGTAATCGTTTACTAGATGTCCGTAGCCATCTGAATCATATGTGCCTTCCTCTACTTTTAATTTGGCTTCTTCTCTGCTGTTTGCCTTGACGTGGTACTCGTAGTGTACCTCTTCTCTTCGCCAAACACAGTATATTTTTTGTTCTTTCTTTTCTATTGATGTCATTGTATTAGTCTCCGTGTGGGTTAATGGTTCTATAATCTATTACTTGAACACGTCCCTCAGTTTGTACCTCAAGGTCGTGGAGTTCAGCCATAATTTCGATTTGCTTTGGTGTCTGTTCGTCTTCAATTTCTTGAAGCATCTGATACCATTCGTTGATTGATTCTACTTGTTTCATTTGTCTATGTTGTCTAATTGTTTATTAACTTTCTCCCAATAGATGTCAAGATTCTTGAGTACCTTGGGACTTGTCTTCTTCCAAGCGTAGCACCCGCCATTCCACATCTTAGCGTAGACTTCGGCTGATGGGTCGCTACCCGTTTTCTTTTTAAATACTTCACCCCAATGCTTGAGATAGTACTTGCATATCTCTACAGATTTTCGGGTATCGTATCGGTCATCCATATGGTAGGTCGTACCATAGAATGTGTTCACATCCTCGACTACTGCCGGTGTGATTTGTAGGTAGCCGACTGCGTTCCCGTTGTCCCCTACTGCTAGGGGATTGAGGGAACTCTCGACTATCGCTAGTGCGAATATGAGTTGGTCAAATGTTATCATTCTTTGTTCTCCTTTTCTTTTACATATGTTTGTACTTCTTCTACTATTACTTGTAGTTCATCTACGATGTAGTCAAAGTCATTGTTGACTGAGTTATTGATTAGTCTAGCTCTGTACTCTAGAGGTAAACCATCAAGGTTGACTTTCATTTTGTTTACCCTGTCGATGAGGGTAAGTATAGGTAAGTGTAAGTTGTAATTCATAATAATATTTGGTTGTTAAAATTGTATATCTTTTTCTTGCATCTCATCCCACCAAGATTCGGTAGCCTTTTCGAGGTCATCGAATAGCTCCTTGGGTGCTGATGCGTTAGTGTACAGTCCCTCTGTACCACCATACCAAGTCTGTAATATTTGGGCTGACTTTCCTTCCTTCTCTACAGTAAGAATGTGGTCATCGTCCCACTCAAAGTAGTAGTCAAAGATTGTCTCAAAGGATGTGTCTTTTGTTATAAGTAAGATGTCATTGTCATCTTCGATATCATAGTGTGCTTGTGGTTCAAGTGCGTTGATTGTAAAGCCCCCGTCTGTGAGGTGCTTGAATAGTGACCGCAATGCGATCTTTTCATTTGTTAAGTCTTTCATAATAATATTTTGGTTAAGACACCGAATACCCTTGACGAGATATTCCTTGTGTGTATCCTTAAGGGTATAGCCCGCCTCGAAAGCGGGCAAATCCTTAAGGTTACCTAAAGTACAGAATGAATTCATCGGGGTCATCAAGGTATTCAAAGGTATAAAATTCATACCGAGTTGAACCTACCTTGTCCCAACTTTCAATGTGTACCTCAGCGTTTGGGTCATCGATTAGTTGTAGCTCTTCAATTAATTGTTTTACTGTCATAATATTTATTGGTTAATAATTTTTGTTACGATAAAGTCGTGGTGTGTTTCGTCTCCATCTTTTAGGTGCTGATTCAACTCAGCGTAGTCCTCATAGTAGTAGAAGACTTGGTCATCGAAATCTTTCTGTTCGTCTGTCCAATCCCAAGAGTATTCCTCGTTTAAAAAGTCGGGCTTGCCGACTGCTACTGTTCTATACAGTAAGAGTTCTCCATCAAATTCATTCCATTTGACTTGAATTGTGTATAATTTTATATCTTTTATATCCATAATAATAGTTGGTTAAGACACCGCCCTTTCGGGCTGAGTTTAAGAGTATTCTCCTACATATTTTCTAGCGGTATCAATAGCACTAGGTCGGTTGTCGTGAAACTCAGTTGTGATAATACATCCGCTATCTTCATCCTTGAATATCAATGTCCAAGGATGGGTTTCGTGGTGGTCATTTTGAAATACAATAGCTTTTGTGTTGTATTCTTTATCAGTAAATGTGGTTTTTAATTTCATAATAATAATTTGGTTAAGACACCCTATGGTCAGTAAGGAAGGTGACCATAGTAATCTAGTTGCTCGATAGCTGACAATGGATGTTGCTCAGCGTAGCTCGCCATAGCTTCGACCATATAAGCTCTTGCTTCACGTTTGCTGAAGCCCTTTTCTTTCATTACTGCTTTGCAGTAAGAATCATATGTATCTTTGTGTATTTCTACAGTTGGTAATTTAATTTTAATAAATGACATAATAATAGTTGGTTAAGACACCGCCTATTGGCGGTCGGTGTTTCGGCTATAAAAGCCTCATCAGTTAACCTTTATGTGTGCTTGGTTGGAGGTTGACATCGGCACCGCACTTGGTGAGTCAAAGTGACCTCTGAGCTGATTGGCAGATTTAAAGTATAATTGTAGCTTCTTAATCCATCTGCTATCTGACTGTACCTAAGAGTAAGTCAGACTATTCACCCCTTGTCAACATAATTGACATCTTTTTTAATCTTTTTTTCATTTTGTTTGTAACCTCTTGAATATCAACAGCTTATGAAATTGTGATAAACAAGCCGTTTGCGGACGCAATTGCTTACCTATTTATCGTTATTATTGTGTCGTAAGTCGTTGATTATCAGTAAAAATAACGCTTTTCGCATTAGCGAATGTCTCCATAAAGCTACCTCAGAGCCTCTACAAGAGGTCGATATTTGAGTTGGGGTCTAGGTATTCACCTTTTGTCCACAGTCCATACAGAGCATCCTCGGCATTTTCGACTTTCTAAGATGTGCATAGATGTGCATAAGATTATCTACTGCATTGTATAAGCTACCCCATCCATAACCACCCCCTAATGACTCGCCCTTACTGAGATTATTTTACTTATTCATAGTATAAGCTTAACTAATTGTTAATTTACTTATGGTTTGCATAAGGTTTGCTAATGATATGGTGCATTATTATTACTTATGGTTTGTATTAGCACTGCTAATGACGGGGGCGGGGGGGGTCGCAGTCACAGTTGTACGTGTCAGTACTGTATCATAAGGGGCACCTTAAAAAAATATACAATTCATAGGGTTTTTACTTGACAGTACCTTCCTTTACGGTATCCTTAAGGGTAGCTTTCTTTTGTTAGAAAGCTTTATCCTTATGGCCTCTCCTTAAGGATACCTTAGAATTATATCATAGAAAAGAGTTGACATCCCGGTTTTGCTAAAGATAATGCAAAATAAATGGATGACAAAGAAGAACTAATAAACGAGATAACGGCCTCGATCCGGGAAGTAGCTGATGCTAAAGAACTTAGTAAGGTCAATAGTTTAAGTAGACATAATCCGGAAAAGGTAGCTAAGATGTTATACCTCTATGCTACTGGCACTAGCCAGACCCGGATGGTACGTAAGTACGGATTTGATAGGGAGACAGTAATCAATGTACTGGCTGACTATGCGGATCAACTGGGTAAGTTTAAGGACTTGTCCGGAAAGATAGCTGCAAAGAACTATTTGAATATGGCTAGTCTAGAGGAGGATCTAATACAGAAAGTCCGGGATCGTATGGATACCGGAGAGCTGGAGCCCACATTCCGGGATCTTAAAGAACTGTCAATAGCAAAGGCTAACGCAGCCAGAGAAGCGTTGACAGCTAGAGGTGAAGCTACAAGTATTACCGAAGACCGGAAAGTATATACCCAAGAGGACTACGAAGAAACTATTAAGGCAGCTCGTGATAGAATAAACAAGTTAAAGGAAATAGATATAATAGATATAGAAACAAATGATTGATGAGGACTACGATGACTTGTTTGATAAGATTAGAGGTAATCTAGGAGAACACTTTAGTAACTATATGTTTATAGTTATGGATGATGATGGAGATCTATTCTATGACTACAGTAATAACAAGGTAGGTCGTATGCTTATATATGAAGCAAACAAAGATATGCAAAGTACATCTGTAGATATTATCTGGGTAGATGAGGATGAGAAAGAAACCGAGGAGTAATGGAATTAACCTTTACACAGCATCCACTGGTAATCGGGCCAACGGATGAAGAGATATTACTACTAGCTGAAAAAGATCCAAGGTTACTGGGTGAGCTGCACGCAGCACACGAGGGCCGGATCCAAGCTGCTACAGAAGATCCGCTACGCTATGGTTTTGATCTAGCCGGATGGGATCGAATAAAAGATGGCTTATCTGAATACAATGAGTGCCTTACACTAGGAGGTAACCGATCCGGAAAAACGACTGGTTGTGCAAAGATAGTTATGGAAGCGGTCACACAGAATGTAGATGGCCATATTGTATGTTTTTCTCAAAATGCAGATACATCAGTAAAGGTACAACAAGCAGCAATCTGGGAGATGATGCCCAAGGAGTTCAAGAGAAAGACTAAGAGTATAGAAGGATATATTAATTTTTCTATGCAAAATGGATTTACCGGACAATCATTTATATTTCCGGATACACGTACACGTGTTGATTTTAAGACTTATACTCAGTTCAGTAATAACCAAACTATCTTAGAAGGTTTTGAGTTCGGGTTCAATAAACCATCAGCTGTAAATATAGGAGCTTGGCTTGACGAATACTTAGGTGACTCAGCCCTAGTAAATACTTTACGATTTAGATTAGCTACCCGGAACTCCAAGTTACTTATTGGATTCACACCTATTGATGGATACACGCCATTTATAAATGAGTACCTAAAAGGAGCAGAAACATTAGAAACACGAGAAGCTGAACTATTATCAAATAAGCCATTACCGGTAAAACAATACAGCCCAGAGAGGGATGCAAGTATAATTTATCTTCATTCAGATGAAAATCCATTTGGTGGATATGAACGTATAGCCAAGGACTTAATAGGTAGGCCCGAAGAAGACATACTTGTTAGAGCATATGGTGTGCCAGTAAAGTCAATGACTTCATTGTTACCGTTGTTTTCTACAGAAGTCAATGTACTCGGAGATAAGGAGAACAAACACGGAATGTCCTTTCCCGAAATCAACGAGGACTTTACGGTTTATCAAGTGGTTGACCCAGCTGGTGCCAGAAACTACGTAAGCATATGGGCAGCTGTAAACGAAGAAGGCGAAGTATACGTAATGAGAGAATGGCCAGATAGGGCTACATACGGAGAGTGGGCATTGTTTGGAGATCCTAAGTGGAAATATGGCCCAGCATCTAAGAAGATAGGATTAGATGTAGCTGGTTATGTAGAACTATTTGAAGATATAGAAGATGAACTAGAAGTAGAGGTAATGGAAAGAATAGGTGACTCAAGATACTTCGCTAAGGAGAATGAGAACAATACAGATCTATTTACAAGCTTTGATGACAACGGTATGTCTTTTGTACCAAGTGATGGTAAGATGGAAGAGATAGGTATTACAGCTGTAGATGAATGGTTTAACTACAATCCTAATTACAGTATAGATGAGGCCAATAGGCCTATGTGTTATATACACGAAAGTTGTGAGAATTTGATTGACAGCCTTATTAACTATAATAGTAATGGTAAGATGGACGAGGCACTAAAGGATTTTTTTGATTTAATACGTTACTTACGTATGAGTAACGGTGGATTAGGCCCAGATCATTTTAATAGTAATAGTATGATAACAACATCAAGAGATAAAGGAGGATACTAATGGCAAAAACAAGATTAACAACAATAGCAAAAGAATGCGACATTGAGTTCGATGAAGCATTAAAGATAGCTCAAGATAAACTTCCAGAGGAAATGATTACCGGAAAAGGTAAAGGAACTTGGATAAATGAAGAGGGTAGTGATATACTTAAAGAATCTTTTGATATTCCGGAAATAGT